GTGGGAGGCGCAGCAGGCCGCCAGCCGCCGAGCGTACGACGACACCCGTCGCCAGCAGCAGTTCGAGAAGAGGGCCATCCAAGAGGAGGCTGCCCGCCGGAAGTTCGACTCCGGCACGCAGCGCCAACTCGGGATGTACGCCGAGGACACGAAGCGGGAGCACTCGAAGAACGTCACGGGTGCGATGAACAACGCGACCAACTCGATGGCCTCCGTGATGGGCAATCTGGCTGGTGGCGCACAGAACACGCCCGGCATGAACCTGTACGGGGCGGGCGGCCAGCGGATCGGGGGCGGGGGATTCAGCCCGGGCAAGAGCCCGCTGTCGGGCCTGCTCGGGTAGGACAAGTCCGGCGCTCGCCGGACGCTCGGGGCCCGGTCGGGAGGACGCTCCCGATCGGGTTTCCATCGCGAGGAGGTGCCCTGTGGGGCCCGGCGAGAAGTGCTGCGTCGAGTGCGGTGACGTTCGTCCTGACGACGACGTCATGTTCCCGGTGTACCGCAAGCAGAGGACGATGTGCCTCGCCTGCGTTGCCAAGAAGCGCAAGGTCGCCCGGGAGCAGAGGAACGAGACCCGCGCCCGCAAGATGGCGCGGATCGAGGGGAAGGCCGTCGACACCCTCATCGCCTCGGCCCGGTCCGGCGGCGCCACGGTGCCTCACTCGGCGGAGTTGCTTGAGCAGTTGATGGACTACTTCGGTGGCGTGGCTGGGTTCTCCAGCATGCTGCTGAAGCAGTACTTCGACGCGAAGCCCGGCAGCGCAGCCCGCACCAAACTGCTTGAGATGGTGACCCGCCTCGTGACGACCAATGCCGAGCAGGGCGGATCGAAGAAGCCCCTCACGTTCTGGACCGAGGACGAGTTGAACTCCGAGATCGAGCAACGACTGATCGACGCCGCGGCCTCGATCAGCCTCCCGGCGCCCGCTGCCCCCGTACTGGAGGTGGTCGATGCAACCGCTACCGAAGCCGCCGGGTAAGCCGTCCAAGTTCGCGCAGGATCGCCTGCGGGAACTACAGGCCGAGATCAACGAGCGGCGGATCGAGGCGCTGAAACTCTACACGCCCTCGCCGATGCAGGACGAGTTCCACAAATGCCGCGCCAGCGAAGCGCTCGTGATCGGGGGGAATCGGTCCGGAAAGTCACTCTGCACGTTCGTCGAGGACGCTCGCGCCGCCACGGGACAGGACCCCTACGGCAAGTACCCCGAGAAGGACGGGCTGCTGGTGATCATCGGCCGGAACTGGACCCACATCGGGCTCGTGGCAGTGCCCTACCTCCTGAAGGCCGGGGCGTTCAAGATCATCCGCGACGAGCAGACCAACAAGTGGAGGGCCTTCAACCCGACCACGGATGAGGCCCGCAAGCACCTCGCGAAGCCCGCGCCGCCGCTGATCCCGCCGCGGATGATCAAGACCATCTCGTGGGTGCTGAAGTCCAGCAACTACTGCAACAGCATCGAACTCCACAACGGCTGGAAGATCCAGTTCTTCAGTGCCGAGGGAGAACCTGCCCAAGGCTACGCGGCCTCACTGATCCACATCGACGAGGACGTCGGGAACGACAACATCCTCCCCGAGGCGCAGGCCCGGCTCGCCGACAAGAAGGGGCGGCTGGTCTGGTCGGCCATGCCCCACTCGAAGTCGGAGTCGCTGCTGTCCCTATCCGAGCGCGCCGACCGCGCGGAGGAGGCAGGCACCGCCGAGACCACCATCAAGAAGTTCACGCTGCGCTTTCTCGATAACGCTTGGATCGACTCGACCGAGAAGTCCAAGATGCTGGAGCGGTGGGCGGCGCAGGGCGAGGACGTGCTCCGGATGCGCGCCGAGGGCGAGTTCATCACGGACTCCGTCCTCGTCTACCCCAACTTCGCCATGTCGGTCCACGGGTTCCTGCGTGAGGACCTGCCGGACTCGCAGGTTCCCGCGGACTGGACCCGCTACGTCGCCATCGACCCGGGGCACTCAGTGACCGCCGCCCTGTTCGCGGCCGTCCCGCCAGACAACTCGATGATGCTGATCTACGACGAACTGTACATCCGGCAGTGCTCTGCCGCGATCTTCGGCGCCAAGTTCGCCGAGAAGGCGCAGGGCCAGACCTTCTACCAGTGGATCATCGACATGCACGGCGGCCGGATCACGGACATCGGCTCCGGCCGGGCCGTGGTCGAGCAGTACATGGAGCAGATGCGCCTGTTCAAACTGCGCTCCCTGACGACGGGGGCGGGGTTCTTGGCGGGCTGCGATGACATTCAGGCCCGGACCTCCGCGGTCCGCACGGCGCTCCACATCCGGCCAGACGGCAAGCCGCGCCTCCGAGTGCTGCGCGGGGCCTGCCCGAACCTTGAGCGGGAACTGCGGCGCTACCGGAAGAAGACCCACTTCATCAACGGGCTGTCCGTGGTGAGCGACGAGCCGAACACCCGCGGCGAGGTGCATGCATGCCAGTGCATGGAGTACTTGGCAGCGACGGAGCCGAAGTACCGATCGCCTCCGAAAAAGGACGAGTCTGATACGACCCCCGAGTGGATAATCAACTACATCGCGCGCAAGACCAAGAACCGGGCGGGTGCGTGCGTCTATTTGGGCCCGGAGTCCGACGCCAAGGCGTCAAGCGAGGAGGCGACGAATGTCGAGCAGTACGAGTGGGTCTGACTTCCCGACGCAGACGGTGGAACTCGGGGACATGGTGCTGTTCTACAGCAACGTCCTGAACCAGAAGGACCCGGTGATCGGCTGGGTCTCCCGTCGCCCGGGCGTGAACACGGTGTTCATCCTGACCTTCTCTCCCGACGAGGGGTTCGTCGAGAAGCCGTCGGTGCGTCACGCGGACGATCCGGGTCTCGTGGACAACTCCGCGTGGCGGCAGTGGGGCTGCTGGCGCTTCCACCCGGCAACGGAGACGCTGAAGAAACTGCGGACCATGATGCCGCAGGTCGTCTCCGTGCTGGCCCGGAACCAGCAGAGCAGCAAGAAGGCCGAGTGACGCCATAACGAGGGTGGAGGCCACGGATGGCGGAAGACGATCTCAAGGAGGACAGGGGCGACGGGGAGGACCTCAAGCAGGCTCCCCTGAACCCTGCCTCGCCACTGAAGCCGATCGCGCAGGCGTGGCTGAAGAAAATCTCGTCTGCGAAGAAGGCCAAGTCCGCCTTCGACTCCGACGCCCGCGAGGCGATGCACTTCTTCGACGGCGGTCCCCGGTGGTTCTTTGAGAACAGCAACCGCGGCCTCACCCTCATGTCGCGCCCCACCCCGGCGCCCGCGTTTCGCCTCACCGTGAACCGCGTGTGGGAGGTCGTGAAACTCATCGGCGCGGTCATCTACAACCGCAACCCGGTCCGCACGGTGACCCCGCGGAAGTTCCCGGTGATCCCGCCGCAGATGGTGGGCGTCGACCCGGAGGCGTACCAAGTCGACCCGATGACCGGGCAGCCGATGCCGGACCCACGGGTCATGCAGTTCATCGAGGCTTCGCAGGCGATCGACGCAGCGGACCAGACGAAGCGCATGGTCGCCGAGTTGATGCAGGCGTACCTGAACTGGACGCCCATCGAGAACAACCTGATCTCCCATGGGCGTCAGGTGGTGGACGAGGCCCTCATCAAGGGCGGCGGCGTGCTGTGGACCGAGGCCGTCGAGCAGCAGAACATTCCGCCCGCCGAGCCGACCCTCGTCATCGGATCGTTCTTCGACTCGGTCGACAACCTGCTTCTGGACCCGGACGCGCAGGTGATCGAGGAGATCACATGGTGCGCCAAGAAGTGCGTGCTCCCGATCGATCAGGCGGCCCGCATGTTCGGCCTCCAGCGAGCGGACCTCAAGGCGAACTTGGAGTCGTACGACTCGACGTCCCGACACACCGACGAAAAGACGGGCGACTCCCGGTCGGGCAAGAAGCGCACCGGGAAGACGAACGACCTCGTGACCTTCTACAAGGTCTGGAGCAAGTGCGGCTTCGGCGACCGCCTCAAGGACGCCAAGAAGAGCGACCGCGGCGTGTTCGATCCGCTGGGCGACAACTGCTACATCGTGGTCGCAGAGGGCGTGGACTACCCGCTCAACGTCCCGCCATCCGCTCTGGATGAGGAACTGGACGAGGAGGGCATGCCGCAGTCCCTGCGCATCCGGACCTCGTGGCCCATTCCGCTGTGGGCTGACAACGGCGGCTGGCCGTTCGAGATGTTCGCGCCCCACCGCAAGCCGAACGCGCTCTGGCCCGTGAGCCACATCCGCCCGGGGATCGGGGAACTTCGATTCCTGAACTGGGGAATGTCCTTCCTGATGACTCGCATCGCCACGTCGTGCGAGACGATCATCGGCGTGTCGAAGGCGGCGGACTCGGACATCAAGGACCAACTCCTCGCCCCGTCGGAGAACGGCTTCAAACTGCTGGAGATCAGCGAGTCGCTCGGACGATCGGTCAGCGACATCGTATCGGTCTTCGCCGTCCCCGGCGTGACGCGGGACATGTGGGACATTTTGGCCGCCGTGGCGGAGCAGTTCGACAAACGAGTCGGTCTCACCGAACTCGTGTACGGCTCCACGCGGAACCAGATGCGCTCGGCCAGTGAGGCGCAGGTCAAGCAGGACAACCTGTCGATCCGGCCCGACGACATGGCCCAAAACTTCGAGGACTTCATGTCCCGGGTCGCCCGCAAGGAAGCGATGGCCGCCCGATGGCTGCTGCGCCCGCAGGACGTGTCCCCGGTGCTCGGTCCGCTCGGCGCCGAGGCGTGGGCCATGCACGTCACGCCCAAGGATGGGATGAACTTCTCGTCCATCACGCGCGAGTACGAGTACACCATCGCGAGCGGCTCGGCCCGTCGCCTCAACAAGCAGGCGGAGATGGACCGCATGGCGATGGCGTTCCAGACCCTTGGCCCGTTGCTCCAGCCGCTGGTGGGCGCCGGGGTCGTCGGTCCGATGAACGCACTGATCGACGCTTGGGCCAAGGCCAACGACCTCGACGCCACCCCCTTCCTGATCCCGCCTCCCCCGCCGCCTCCGCCAGTTCCCGGCCCCCCTCCACCGGATGGCGTTGAAGGCGGCGGGGAGGCCCCGACCAACCCCGAGGAACCCCCGAATGGACCTCCCGTTTGAGATCGCGTCCGCTTCGCCCGAGGCGCAACAGCACTACCGGAAGATGATCGCCGACGGCCAGACGCCGCGGTTCGCCGAGATGTGCGCGCTCCAGATCGCGCCGGGCGTCCACGGCACGGACGACTCGTTCATGCAGGGCCGCAAGAACGCCGAGTGGCTCGACAAGATTCCCAAGCGGCAGGCCCAGTGGATGCTGCGGGAGGCCAAGAAGGCTGGCATCTCGACCGAGGGCCGCTACTACCACGGCGGGATCGCGGACTCCCGGGCGCACCTCGATCCGCAGGCATGGATCAGCGGCAAGGACGATCTCCTCCGGGTCGCCAAGAAGCGTCGGCTGGAGGTCCGCGGTCAGGTGAACTACACGCCGCCCGAGGGCGTTGCCCCGCCCCAGCGCGCCGCTGGGCTCAACCCGAAACTCGTCCGCGAACTGGCCCGGAAAGAGATGGCAGCCGAGCCCGGCCTGACGAGAACGGCCGCGGAGCAGCGCGTTCGGGACAAGCACACGCCGCACTGGAAGCGCAAGGGCAAGTGATGCTGGGCCTGCCGTGGCCGACGCCATAACAAGGGCGAAGCACCCACGGAGAGGCTGGCATGCCCCCTGTAGTCAAGCGCGGCGGCGGATCGTACCCGGTCGACTTCAAGGCCGACGGCTCCGGCACTGTCGTGCAGTTCGCCGCCGTCTCGGGTGCGATCCTTCTGGTCGAGGAAGGTGGCGGCACGCTCGAACTCTGCGTGGTCGCGAAGCCCGGCGACGAGCCGTCGCCTCTGATCAATCAGGAGGCGCAGCCCTGCACCCTCACGGTGGCCGAGGGCAGCGCCTACGAGTTCCCCCACGGCGTCTACGCCGCGACGTACCTCGTTGTCCGTGGCGCCGACGTCAAGGGGACTCTCATGGTCAAGGGGTGACGCATGGCCGACCTCTTCCTTGCGCCGTGTCAGGACCGCAGCAAGGGAGGCTACGTTCCGCCACCGCCGCCAGTCATCGAGACGCACCGCATCCTCGCCGAGACGGGCGAGGTGATCAACACCGAGAAGGCTGACAAACTCCGAACCGAAACGCCATGACCCCCGACGCACCAACATTCGACGAGCAGGTCGCCGCCCTTCGGGGGAAGGTGACTCCGTGCGTTTTTTGGGCCCGGAAGGCGCAGGCCACGCCCGAGCGGTGGGCTGCGCACCTCGACGCGCTCGCGCCTGCCCAGTCGAGGTATCGCGCGCGGCACCCGGACAGGAAGAAGGCTTCCGGCTCATACGCCAGCCCGGCCTCCAAGGAGCGGCGGCGTGAACGCAGCAAGGCGAGGCGGCGGGGCGACCTCTCCTTCTCGGTTGCCTGCTCGCTGCGTTCCCGGCTGTGTTCCGCCGTCAAGAACGGGCAGAAGACAGGCTCCGCCATCCGTGACCTCGGCTGCACAGTCGACGACCTCAAGGCCCACATCGAGTCGCAGTTCCAGCCCGGGATGACATGGAACAACCGCGGCGTCGGCGATGGACGATGGAGCATCGACCACGACTACCCGTGCTCGCAAGCAGACCTGACCGACCGGGCCCAACTTCTGGCGGTCTGCAACTGGAGGAACCTCCAGCCCATGTGGCACGGCGATAACGTCCGCAAGGGAGACGAGGTCAGCGAATCGGCACGCGAGAAGTTTGAAGTCTTAGCCAACTTCGCGGAGGTGCTGGGTGGCTGACGTTCGCATCTCCGCACTGCCCGCGGGCACCGCCCAGCCGACCGGCCTCATCCCGGTCGTCAACGGCGGCACCACGCAGCGAGTGACGGTCAAGCAACTCGTCGACCTCGCGCTGGCAAACGTGCCGAGCGGCACGATCAACACGGTCGGCAACCCCGTCGGATTGCCCGAGGACCCCGCGATGCCCGTCCAGACTTGGGCGGAGCAGATGGTCCTCAAGGCAGCCTTCAAGGACACCGACGTCACGTTCG